ATATAAATCCTAATACTTTTTACTTTAAATTTAATAAAGATGGACAAGGATTAACAGTTACAGATAATGGAGAAGGTATATTAATAAAAGAAGATAGTTCTTCTATAGGTATTATTAATTACCAGCATGGTATAATATCTCTTAATTACGCTTTTACAAGTTCGACTACTGATCAAAATTGGATTAATTATAAAGTTAATATGACTAGTTTGACTTGTAGCTTCCAAAGTTCAAGAACAATATATGAAACACAATATAAATGTACTCTTAGACCTGATGAATTTAACTCTAGTTTAAATCCATCACTAATATCAGGCTCAACAGATGGAACTGTTTACGATTTTGTAACAGGGTCATATTTCGCTCCATATGTTACAACAGTAGGTTTATATAACGAAAAACAAGAATTATTAGCAGTCGCTAAACTCGCTCAACCATTACCTACAAGTAGAACAACAGACACAACAATAGTTATTAATATAGATAGATAAAATTATGTATAATTGGTTATATAAAGGTAAAGAAATCGATAATATAGAAGATTTTGGAGAACAAACTCCATTTGGATTTGTTTATATGATAGGTAATACAACTACAGGTAAAATTTATATTGGTAAGAAATTCCTACAACATAAAAAAACTAAAAAATTAGGTAAAAAAGCTATAGCTGAACAAACTGGTCCTGGCCGTAAGAAAACCAAAGAAGTTACTTACGCTGAATCAGATTGGAAGACATATTGGGGTAGTTGTAAACCACTTCATGAAGATGTAGCTTTAATTGGTGAAGATAAATTCTATAGAGAAATCTTAGAATTAGCATGGAATTCAAAACACCTATCATATCTTGAAGCTAAATATCAATTTGTATTAGGATGTTTAGAAAAAGATAGTTATAACGATAACATACAAGGACGATATTTTAAGAAAGACTTGGCTTTTGGTTCATAATTACTATATTTGAAACAATATGGTAAACCAAGCTTTAGTTGCAACATTAAATTCTGTTTTAGGACAAGGTAAAAAAACCTCAAAAGGTAATTTTGCCTATCATTGTCCATTCTGCAACCATCATAAACCTAAACTAGAAGTTAACTTAACTGAAAGTGAAAAAGGTGAACATCCATGGCATTGTTGGGTTTGTGATAAAAGAGGTAAAAGCTTAGTTAAATTATTTAAATTAATTGAAGCGCCTAAAGATAAAATAATTGAAATCAGATCACTATCAAAATATACATCAGGTAATTTTGAAATAACAATAACTGAGAAAAAAGTAGAATTACCTAAAGAATTTAAATCTCTTACTATAGAAGGTAATAGCATTGAATATAAGCACGCTATTAGTTATTTAAAACGCAGGAATATCACTCTTGACGACATTATGAAATACAATATAGGTTATTGTGAATCTGGCGTTTACTCCAACTGTATTGTTATTCCATCATATGATGAACATGGTAGTTTGAATTATTTTACAGCTAGAAACTTTAATAAAAATTCAACATTAAAATATAAAAACCCAGATGTATCTAGAGATATAATTCCATTTGAGTTGTTTATTAACTGGAATATACCAATTATATTATGTGAAGGACCATTTGATGCGTTAGCTATAAAACGCAATGTTATCCCACTATTAGGTAAAAATATTCAAAAAAGTTTAAGAAAAAAATTAGTAACATCTAAAGTACAAAAAATATACATAGCATTAGATAAAGATGCTATTAAACAAGCTCTATCATTTTGTGAAGAGCTAATCAATGAAGGTAAAGAAGTATACCTGGTAGACATGGATGATAAGGATCCAAGTGATATGGGATTTGAAAAATTCACCAGCTTAATCCAAACATGCATACCATTAACATTCTCAGATCTGTTTGAGAAAAAATTGCAATTAATATGATTGAAAAAAATGTAAATATCTATAAAAAGAGTGTAACTCGTATTTTAGATATAGATCCTACCTCTAAAAGGGTAAACATCATGGATAACCGTTTCTATAGTAGAAACAGTGATTATTATCCATCTGTTACAAGTATTTTACAATTTATGCCTAAAGGTAAATTCTTTGAAACCTGGCTAAAAGATGTAGGACATAACTCAGATATCATAGCTAGAAAAGCAGCTGATGAAGGAACTCAAGTTCATGATGCTATTGAAAGATATCTAATGGGAGAAAAAATCCAATGGTTAGATGAAAATGATCGTTCTAATTATTCTTTAGATGTTTGGAAATTAATTCTTAAATTTCATGATTTTTGGACAACAAATAAACCTACTTTAATTGAAAGTGAAATACATTTATTCTCAGATCAATATAAGTATGCTGGTACTTGTGACTTAGTTGTTGAAATAGAAGGTGAAAGATGGTTATTAGATATTAAAACATCTAACTCAATTCATACAGCAATGGATCTACAATTAGCAGCTTATGCTCAAGCATGGAATGAGACATTTGAGGAAAAAATTGATAGAGTTGGTATTATTTGGTTAAAATCATCTAAACGTAAAGAAGGTAAATTACAAGGTAAAGGATGGGAAATATATGAACCATCTCGTTCAATCGAAGACAGTTTTAAATTATTCCAGAATGTTCATGAATTATTTAAAGTTGAAAATCCTAACCCAAAACCATCACAAGAATCATTCCCTATCGAAATTCAGTTAGACCCAAATATTTATGACAAAACTGAAGAATGATCAAACTTATAGATTTACTACGTGAAGCCCTTATTATTGAGGGTGGCAATGTATTTAAAAATACAGAATACGACGCTCAAGATATTTTATTAGCTAATATTGAACCTACAATTAAAAAATTTGTAGAAGATTTAGGTAAACTTTTCCCAAATAAAAAAGCATCATTTGCTGAATTAGCTGATAAAAGTAATTGGTTAGGATCAACAGGTAAGAAAGCTCAATCTGGAGACGTAGACTTAGCATACTCATCAGAACATTTTTTTAAAGATGGAAAAGTGGATATAGCTGGTTGGGGTATTGATGAGAATGAATTTAATTCTTTATATGAAAAATATAAAAAATCATCTCGTACTGCTACTGATGAAGCAATTCAAACTAGGGCGTTATTAGATTCAATAATCAATAAAGTTAATAATGCTGGTGGAGATATGTTTGGTAGTAATAAAGCTACAAATGGAGGAACACTCCATTTTTCATTCCCACAGTATACTCCAGCCGGAAAAAAATTAGATTCAAGAGCACAACTTGATGTCGACTCAGGAGACATGGATTGGTTAAAATTCAGATATAATTCTGAACTACCTAAAGAAGATCCAAATATTAAAGGTTTACATAGAGGACAATTAATGTTAGCTATGTTCGCTGCTTTAGGATATACTTTTAAAAATGGTAAAGGATTCATCCGTAAAGAAACAGGCGAAACAATATCAGATAAACCTCAAGGTGCTTTAGAAATATTTAATCAAGAGTACAAACCTAAACAACCACTAACTTTAGAAATAATTAATAATTATAATAAGTTAATGGATTATATTAAAACTAACCTTAAGCCTGAAGATGTAGAAAAAACATTAACTATGTTTAAAGAAGCAGTTAGAAGAGCAGGCGCCTATGTACCAGACAATATATGAGTGGAGCAGCAGGTGGATCACGTATAAAAAAAGAGGATTTAAAAGCTACAATCCGTGATTATAGAGAAAATATCTTAAAACCACTAGGTTTAGATAAATCTTACAAAATCACAGGTGTACGCTCTAGACCTGAAAAAGATATCTTTGGAGATATTGATGTTGTTGTCTCTTTTCAAGGTGGTGAAAAAAAAGAATTAAAACAAGAACTAGCTAAATTTTTATCACAAGTTGATAGAATTCCAATTATACCTCGTAAAAATAATAAGTATTTTATACATGGTAATATAGTTAGTACATTATATCCTATAATTGGCAAAGAAGGAGAGTATGTTCAAATAGATAATATTGTGACTACTTCTGAGGACGAAGGCAAATTCACTTTTAATATGCTAGATTTACCAGCTCAAGAACAAACATTAGCAATAGGTTTAGCTAAAACAGTATTTACTGAATTAGATGAAAAACAAATAGAACAATTATTTAAAGAATTAAATGTTCCTACTAATGAAAGACCTGCTGAAAATGAAGAATATGACTTTAATTTAAACCCATCAGAATTATCATTACGAATTGTTCCTATTGGAAAAAATGATGGTAGAGAAATATGGAAATCAAATAAATTTGAGGATGTTAAAAAATTAACATCTGCTTTAGGTGTTGATATTGAAAAAGATAAATTTGATGATATTGTATCTAAAATTAAGAAATTTAAAAATAGAAGATCAATAGATCGTCTTAAAGGAATGTTTGCTAAAAATATACGTGTAGGTGATGCTGAAAAAGATATTGAAAAAGGTATTAAAAAACAACAAGCTATAGACACAGTAGCTGCTTTAGAAAATAAATATAGTCCACTAGTGATGAGTTTAATTAAACCATTTATTGAAGGTGAGACTATGATTTTAGAAGATGATACTCCATCACAAACTATAGCTTTAATGCCTGGAGCATTTAAACCACCACATAGAGATCATTTAAGAAGAATAAACGCTGCGG